AATTCATTGTCTAGCGCATTATATCCAGCAGCCTCGAACGCCGCACGAGCTTCGTCACCCGTTACGTTCATGTTATCAAACTGTGCTACTAGGTATTCAGTTTCGGCGGTTTTATCCTCGACACGACCTGCACGGGCCATAATCTCTTCGTCAGTAAGCTCTAGCCCCTCTGCCTCTGCATAGGCTTTAACTTCGGTGGGGCTTAGGTAGCGAGAACCGACATACGTATTAACATACGTTACAACATCTTCTCCGGCACTGTTGAGTACTAGGTTGAGTAACTCTTCGTCGGTAGTGGCAAATCCGGGGTTTTTAGCGAGTTCGTTAAGTACCTGTCCTGTACTGTGATAGTTATTGTCAACAGTACTCAGTAAGTTGTTAACAGATACTTGTTCGTCTACCCCTAACCCGGCAAGCTGTGTAGCTGCTACGTCTGACGTAATTGTACCGTTCTTTACATTATCAAGAATTGCATTGGCTTCGGGGCTAGTACGGATGACGAGATCAGCGAACGTGTCCCCTGTATATATACCTCCCGCTGTACCAAACCCTGCCACTGCCCCTAATGCCGCTGCTTGTGCCACGTTACCAAGCACATCGCGATTTGGGTCAACTTGTGCAAGAACAGTCTCGACATAGAGGGTTGGCAAACCTTCTTCGATGAACTCTTGTTTGCCTTCAGATATAGATACTGACGTGCCCTCCACAATTTTATCTTTTAGCCAATTAAACGCACTGGCGGTTGTACCCGCATTGTCCTTACCCAAGAACGCTTTTTCGAAGTCGTTACCGCCAAGCCCGAAACTAGCTAGTGTAATTGTCGCACTAATAAGTCCTGCGCTTTGCGCTAGCTCCATAGCCGCTGATTTAGCTTCTTCTTCAGACATACCTACTGAGAGATATGTAGATAGAGCCTCATTATACGCGCTATCTGCTGCCCCACCAAAAGATTCAGCTAAGTCTAATGCAGAGGATGTACCGATACCTACACGCAACGCTGCTTGGTCAGATAGTTCTTTACCCATAGCTTGAAAAGTAGCTCTGGCTCCGGTCATTGTGCCTTTTGACGCAAGCAGCCATGGTAATTCCTGAATAATCTCGTTGCCGATTATTTCAGCTACAAACTGTTCAGGCGCTTCTTGGAACGCACCCCAAATATTACCAACACGCTCCCAGCCCTCGCCTTCCGCTAGTTTAGCATCAATCCTACCCAACGCTTCTTGCCACTCATCAGTCTGTAGCCCTTCACCAAACTGAATTACATCATCAGCAAAAGCACCAACAGAGGAACTATTTGGATCAAACCCTAACGTGATACTGACAAACGCATCCATGGTGCCAAGCAGTTCACCACCTGCCTTAGCGACTAGCCCACCGTAATCCCGAGCTGTATCGAAGTAGCCTGCGTCGTCGTATTTGTTAATGAAATCAACGACATCTTGACCAACTTCAGTCGCCATAACAGCTTGCGCTGCATCATCTAAACCTGCACCAATCTCTGCCCATAAACCGGGATTAGATTCACGTAGGTCGTCGTACCCAATTAGATTCCCTGTACCAATCACTGTTCTCAGTACGGAGCCGTCACTTAGCCGCTCATTGGTAAATGCGTCAACTATCTCATAGGCACCCTCATTAGCTCTAAACCCTTCAGTGTAGTAAGCTCTCCTAACAAGCCTATTAAATTCGTTACTCCAATAAGGTGTGTTAAACTCTACTTTGCCCCACTCTAGTAGTCCGTCTGACCTAATACTTAATTTTGCGTTCCCATTGGCAATATCTTCATCAGTGACTCCCTCTGCTTTGACGGGTTCACTTCTTGTTTGTTTTAGTAGCGTACTTCCTAAATTCTTATCTACTATATCTAGGTCTTCTTGGATTATGTACTCACCGTCCACAACATCGGTGAGGTCAACGCCATATTTAGTTAAGAATGCACGGGAATTAGCATCGATGGGTATTTCTGCGCCAGCGGCTAACTCATCTCTTAGTGAGTAATACGTGCCAATATCTTGTACCTGTGCACCTGCGTTAGTGTTAGCAAACTGTCCCGCGAGGTCTACATACCCAATATTACGTAACGCATTAATATTTGTACCTACTTTGTTACTAACAAACGCAGTCAGTTCTCTCATTTGTTGTGGAGTAACCCGCGTAGGATCGACGCCTAAGTCAGCTAAAACATTTGTAACTACACCGCTAAACCGTGCATCAAACTCTTCTCTAAACGCGGTCTGGTTAGTAGGTAGGTTTGCTTCTTTGCCTTCAGTCAGCCAGTGGTAATACGCATCTTCACCCGAATCTAACCCTGCGATCTCACGGTATTCAGCTTCGTTAAAGTTCGGGTCCATAAACTCCACGAAGTTTTTATCTAGTTCTTCGTAGAGGGGTCTCAGTTCATCATCTGCAAGTTCAACTGCGGTAGTAAGATCAGAAGTTAATACGTTATACTCTTCGGTAAGTTTAGAGAACGTTTCCTCCATCCCCGGCAGCATGTTAGCGATGTTGTCCATCTCAGCTTTAAGGTCAGGGTACTTAGTATCAAACGTACTTTCAAAATTAATATACGCGTTATACGCAGCTTCAAGCGCTGCAGTGTTCTCGCTAGACTCGTTCGCCTGAAAATTTTGCAGGGCGCGTTGGTACTCAGTTGCTAGGTTTGTAAGTGTTTCGCCATCTGCGCCAAGACTGTCTACAATTTCTCTATACCGTCCGGTTAACGCATCGTAGTTCTTACTTAGAGTGTCCATCTCCTCTGCTTTGGTTTGGACACGTTGATAATCACCCGTGATCTTGTCCATCGTCTGAGTGATCTGGACACCTGCACTCGTGGTGTTAAACCAATTTTTAAACTCTTTATTTGCGTAAGAGTTAAGCTGATTAGCAAGCGTAGCTTCTATGTCTCCACCACCGAATGCTGCGCTAGCTGTACGCTGCACCGCCGAAGTGATTGCCGCTATCTCTCCTTCGGAGTAACCTGTTGCGTCTTCGAAGAACCCACTCACCGCATTGGTAACAGATTCGGCGGACAGAACCGCGTTCATGATAGCTTCAGGAGTTACATCTTCGCCTGTCAGTATTTTACTGAACGAAACATCTAATACATTCTGCGCCACCTCAGGTAGTTCAGAGAACAGTCCATCCGTCTGCTCATCAACATACCCACGAATAGCAGGCATAGCTGTGGCTACACCACCTGTTATAAACGCTTGGACTGGGTCTTGCCCATAAACTATGGCTTTAGCCGCTTGCTCTGTACCTGCTTCAACGAATGTAGCAACGGCTGCGTTACCTGTTGCGCTTAGTACTGCATCGCCTGCAAGTTCACCTGTAACGTCGCCAATACCCTGTGCTGCATAAGATATAGCTGCGGCTTTTAGTGCGTCTCCAAGGTCGCCACCTTCAGCTAGCTCCCCCGCACCGCTGATTAATGGTACTACCCACGGCGGTGCCCCCGCCGCTAACGCTGCTATTTTTAGTACCGCCTGTCCTACATCAGAACGAAGAATGTCTCCTACACCATCACTTACAGGTTTAATTACAGCGTCGTATACGTCTCTTGCTACACCCGTTTCATGCGCGGCTATGGCTACGCCTGTACCAATTATGGTAGCTCCTACGACACTAGCACCTAAAGCTGCTGCCCCTCCCGCAGCGGCGGCTCCGGCACCGAGGGCGATTAATACTGGCATTTACAACCTCCAGAACTCAGCTAGTGAGTCTTCTCCAATTTTGATGAACGCACGGTAACCGCCAGTATCTAACTGTACTACATCTATTTCGGTGTCCGTACCCTCACTTTTATTGAACCAAAACTGAAACGCCGTAAGGTATTGTTTCTCGTCAAAGTCAGTACGGTAGTATTCAACACCTTTTCTTTGTAGGTACGCGATGTACTTTAGCCCATTACGCATAAAGTTTCGCGCAGTATCTAAGTTGAGCGCACGCCCTGCCATGACGTTCTTGTTCTTGCCTTTGCCACGGTGCCCGATAAACACTGTATTACCAATCTGCACCTGATCTGTATTCGGCATAGCGAGTTCTTGCGCTAGCGCAGCAATAACATTACCCACAGGACGACCTGTATTATTAAGTTCTGACGCAGCGGTCATTATAATCTCAGGGGCTTGTAAGGGCTGCTTGGTGCTATCTACAACGGTAACCATGCTACACCTCCGACGAAAACAGTGCAGCGGAATAAATATTTCCCATCCCTGCAGCGAGACTTAGGAACATATCCCCGCGTGGCGCGGTATCCTCAGACACAAAAACAGAATCCGCAGATGTGCGATTTGGTATCTTTGGAATAATCCCTTTGTTAATATCTCGCAACATGAGGTCCGTCTCCAACAATCCGCTAGCCCCCATTGTATGCCCTATGCGTGGTTTATAAGACGTAGCAATGAACTCGTTAAGAGTACGAGTTAAGGCTGTTTTTTCCGCAGCATTGTTTACCGACGTTCCGGTTCCATGCGTTTTAACCATATATACACTATTTCCGGGGGTTTTGGCTACCCATAAAGCGCCTTCTATTGCCTTACTGTATCCTGCGCCGTCTTCGCGTTGCCCCAGTGGGTTAGTGTTATCTTCTGACGCACTGTATGCCCCAAGGAATTTAGCACGTGGGGACTCGTGTGGTTCAGTCTCAAATACTGACAAAACTGCGCCCTGCCCGAGATAAAATCCTTTATTAATATCATCAAACGAAGACGGTACAATATTGTCATCCCGTTGTATACTTGCACCCGCCTCCCCGAAAAACTCAAGAGACAAGTTGTTTACAGCATCTTCACCGCTCAGAACAATGACACGGGTAAACCCATAATTTGTTACTAAGTTATATACATCCATCAAGACTTTCAGGCTCGACGCGCAGGCACTGGCGTCCGTGGATACATGGTCAACAGGCCCAAACATACTAGCGATACGCCCTGCATAGATGTTGGTTAGTACTATGAATGGTACTTTTATTTTGTAGTGCAGCTCGGCATCTGGGTTCTTGTCGTACCGTCCGTTGTTACCCATCCAGCCTTGGTTACCAGCGGCGAAGATAAACGCTGTTTTACCAGAGGTCTTGTTATTCTGCACATACTCGCGTGTCTCTTTCGTTACAACGCTTTCTAATAGTTTGTGTGGAGGGTACGCCATGCCAGACTTTGCACGCCGAAATGTCTCTGGGATAATATGCGCATGTTGCGGGTAACGAATATCGTCCACTAGAGTAGTGGTTTCAGTGTAGGCGGTGTCACAACGAGTCAAATATATCATGCAGCCGCCCTCATAGCTTCTTCTACTGAGGCAAACTCACGGTTTTTGTGGCTGTCGATGAAATCCTTTGCGTCTTGTAGAGTAATGAGTTCGGGCGGGTTATCTGCGACTTCTTCTGGGATATCGTGCATATCGCCAAGCATCATAAAAATCATTACAAAATCCAAGCTGTCTAACCCCATGGAAGCTAGCTCGGTGTCCATAGTCTCTGGCTTTACGTAGTCATCCAACACAGGTTTGGATTCGCGTACTACAGCGTCAAAAAGTTCAATAAAATCCATATTCCCCCCTAGTGATTGCTAACGAACGATACTGCTACAACTGCTGACGGGATGCCTTGGTGCGGGGCAGTGGCAGCTTCTGTGTGAAGACTAAGCGCCGTGTCATCAGTGGCCCAGTACATTTCGATATACTCATTTGTAGCAACATCTATAGAGAAATTCCAATAGATAGGTTGATCTGAATTGCCTTTAATTGTTTGTTTTTTAGCGCCGTAAGCTACGTCTGTTCCGTTTTTGTTGATCCACGTCCACACAGTAGCGTCAGAAGAGTTCGTGTGGTCAGTCATTAGGGTGACTTGGAAGTTATACACACCGTCTGCGCTAACCGTTATCTGTGTTTTGTCTGTGCCCTCTATTGTAACGCCGTTACCAATGTACACGTTTTCAAACTCTACAGGATACCCTGTATTCGTAGCCGCTGCGGTTTGCGCCGTAGTGCTATAGAACAAACCACGTGGCATATAAATAAACTTACCGCCATCATCCGTAGTCAATAACGCAGACAAAACAGACGTAATCCTGTTAAAAAACAAGCGGAACACATTATCTTTCTGGTCTGTATACGGACGACTATATTCCCCCGGCGGGAGTGGTAAGGCCGGAGGTTCAGGGCGATCTAGTTGATTAGCCATCAGCGTCTCCCGTCAGGGCGAATATCTATCCTTGGAACTCCTAACTGCCACTGCACACCCACTGCATCGGATTCTATTTTAAACGACATCTGCCGCCCCCGCACGCGGGTGTTCACTTGCCCTGTATACTGTTCAATAGGTATTGTAGATGTACGTGTGACAGTTCCAGAATTAGAACCGCCTTCAGACGCAGGGCTATTATACCCCGATCCAGAGTTAGCAAGTGGTAGCAAGGTCATAGTTGCCACAGGAGATTCAACAGTTGAACCCGTAAATGTAAGGTCTGGCAACACGCGCCAAACAAAAGAGAATTTATCTCCAGTATCGATATCAAATTGACCCGATGTTATATACGCATTCATTCCGGCTACAGGTTGTCCCGGTGTCTCTGAATCATCGGTACCTATTTCGTGGTACACTAAGGAATTAGAGTATGTAGCGGCAATGGGACTAGGACGTAATTCGGAATCTAACCAAGCGGTGCGCCCCATAGTACCATAGTACCAAATATTCTGGACATAGTTATACACTACGTACCGATCAATTTCAGTTGAATCCGCGGAACAATAGAACCACCATACTTCATTGTACGCCTCGTTTGTCCCCGCATGTACTTGTAGATACTGAGATTTATTAAAATCATTAAATACATAGCGTTTAACCGTGCAGGGTAATGGCTGCACGCGCCCGTCGTACATATAAAACTTATCCAGCCCCATCCAAAAAGACACACCCGCTGCATAGGCAGTAGCATTTTGAGACGCTATAGATATGTTATCCCCAATAAGCTGAGTGCTCCATATACCACTACCAAATCCAACATACTGCATAGAATATAGTGTGGTATCAGTCCAAACTAGAATTTCTTGGCGAGATTGCTGTGCGGTTATAATTTCACTACCTTTAGATAGCCGAATGTCCCCTGCTTGGTTAGTATCTGAAGGCGTCCAACTAGCTATATCCTCTTGGTCTGACCACCGAATGAGCATAGGGTCTTGGGTACTACTACCTAGCGCGTTAGCACCGAAACAAAAAACAAAGCGGCTAGTATCGGATACAAGTATATAGTTTTGTACTGTAGGGACATCGGACGCTCCGGGTAACGAAGAAACCAATACCGCGCGGGAAGTAAGCCCCGCCGATATATCAGAATAATATAACCCCCCACCACGTGGGCCAAACACAAGGTCCTCTCCAAAATTACTTTGACTCCAAACGCGTAGCCCAGATAAATCAGTAGTGCTTGCGGCTCCATTACCCCACGTACCTGCGCTCCATCCCCCTGCACCCCAACCTGTTATAGCTATTACAAACTCAGGCCCAATGTTGATTTGATATTCCCCAACTGTTGATGCTCCCCCATTACCTGTGTCAGAAGAATTTGCAGTGGCGGTAGCAGTTATAGTGTAGTTGTCATTATCTACTATAGTTACGATTTGGTATTCCGCATTTAACACATCAGCGGTAATATTACCCCCAAGAGACACTGCTCCACTAAACGTAACAAAATCTCCTTCAAGGGCACCATGATTTGCATCAGTCACAGTTAACGTTGCACTACCATCAGTAGCTGCAAAAGTTACGTCCCCTGCGGCTGTTGTATCTCGTACGGGAGTTATGTCAAAATAGAAACCACCACGCTCAATGTAATATTTTAAGTTAGTCCCCAGACCTAACAATGTCTCTGGAGCCAAACTATTCCAATTAAACAGCGATCTACATACCCCCTGAAAGGTGTAAACAGACACAGGTTCCCACCCACCGATTTTCTCGGGGAAGCCGTTACGGAAGCGAACTTTATCCATATCATACCAACCACCTTCAGCGGTATAACTTGTTACTTCGCGGTTTATCCCCGGTTTAAATCTTAGTTGTTGGGTAGGCATGGATACCTCCTACATAGAGTCGCCAAACAAAGGTGGTAAGGATACAGACACAGTTACATTCTGTTGTAATTCTAGCGTTTGTTTGCAATCGGGGCAATCGTTCTTGCTCGCATCTTCTGCTGTTAAATCATAACCGCAATTACGGCACATCACTTCTACTTCGTGGTCTTCGTATTTTGTCTTCATAAGTTACACCATAAGTTCAAAATGTGGAGCGTCGATAAACGGACGGCGTTCTTGGTCACGCCGTATGTCTACATAATAGTTCATGGCATCTTCCATTGTGCTACTATATTCTTTTGTGATTTCCGCTTGCGTATTCTTTGGTTGGAAAGTGTGTTCTGTACCTTTCCATGCACCAATGTCTGAGATATTCCACGCAGCGCCCCAACGAACCTTGACGCCTACAGCCTCGGCTCCGCTCTTCATAGCGTCTGCAATTTCATCGTACAAATTCAACTCCCAACGGCCCCCATCCACATAGGCCATAAGGTCTACGGCGATACCGTCTAGGTGTTTTGATTTCATGGTTTGACTTGCACCTTTAGCAACCAATGCACGTTGCTCTTCAATGGTTCTGAGTCCACAAATCACAGAGAAGTCCTGCTTCGTCACCGTAATAGCATGGCGAACAACTGCTACCATGCGTTCGTCCACGCCTTCTAGCTTTTCCAAGCTACGCTTTCCTAATTTGTAAGCCATTATTTCATGCTCCCTTTCATATCTAACATACCTTCATGGTCACGATTGATGTATTTTAGATCGTTTTCTATTAGTGCAACGCGCTGCTGTAGTGCGGTAATTGCTTTTATCGTAGAAGCAAGTTGTCCTTGCTCTTCCCACACTTCATCAATTTCGCCCCACAAATAATCTATCTCCATAGCGTTGTCTTGCACGTCACGCTTGAGATTGACGTTGTCTTCGATAGCCATCTTCGACCCAAGTTGGCTAACTGTTTCTTCTAAGCTCGCAATAGTTGCAGCTTGTTGTGATACCCACCAGACACCGCCAGCAAGTTGCACAGCCATCGCCGCTACAAGAGCTATAGGTACTTTTAGGTTTTCCATCACTTCTTACCAAAGAATTTAGTTGCTGACCGTACACCAAAACTTGCTGCTACAATAACACCAAGCGTATATTGATACCAGTCGGGCATAGATTCCAGTGCAGCAAAGCCGTTAGTTACAGCCCTCTCCGCCCACTCAAACGGCAGAAAACAAAGGATCAATGGTACGCTAAATAGTATTGTTAACCACTCGTCTTTCCATGAGTTCTGAGAACCCTGTGCCATAAGACGTTCCCAATCAGCTTCTGACGTAGCCGCTGACTTCATAATAGTCGCCTTGGCTTCAGCTTCTACAAGTTTAAGGTTTGCAGCCGCTGCTTGTGCGTTTGCTTTCCCTTTAAGCCAACCTCCGGCTAGCTCCGTAATCGGTCCTATTAATGCCTGAATCATACCATTACACTCCCGTATAAGGTCATTTCAACGTTAAGCACCCATTCAAGTGCTTTAACCATTAAGAAAACTACAAAATCTTCAGCGGTTGTCATAGCTTTCCTCATGCACAACTTTTGTAGGCGTCACCGTAGTTTTAGACTCCTTACCCATCCAAATACCGAAACAGCCTGTAAGTGCACCCATGCACACCGATACTAGACCTGACTGAGCTACAGACGGGTCCGGCAATGACATAAACCAATGCACCGCTTGGTAAGTTAAAATTGTGACCGCCAACATCATCAAACGAGGCAGTATCTTCCAATCATCCAGAATTGTGTGTGCCATAGTAATGCTCCGCTATGCGTTTATTTGATGTGATTATAACTACTTTTCCATTTTTGTATACACACCAAACATTTCGTCGAATCTCTATGAGTTCTACCACCGATCCAAGTATACGCCTAATAAATATATAGCCCCTACAACTCCTGATGCAGCTAGAGCTATTATGGTAACTGTTTGGATTGTCTCTATCTGCTCGGCACGGCGTTGTTCTGCGGCTTTCTTAGCAGCGGCTCTTTGTTTTCGCGCTTCGGCTTGCCACTGAATCCACCTATCCCATTGGCCAGGTCTACCATACAAACGGATATAAGATTCGAGTTCGCGCCGTTTTTCTCTAATGTCTTCAAGGGCTTGGAACTCCTCCCAATCACCCTCTTCTCCACCTGTTATAGCAGTGAGTGGACTGTTCTTCTTTTTCTGTACGGCTTTCTTGATATCGTCTTCGGCTGTAAGAAACTTACCCACTGACGCCATAAGATCAGCGCCTTCACGCCCGTTCTGAATGCAGGTGCGAATCACCGAATACGCCGCGTTAGCAGCCGCGATAGTCTCCAGAATAGCCATAACACATAACTACCTTTTAGCCTCCATAAGGCGATCTATCTTCTCTTCTATCCTGTCAAACCTAGATACGATCTGGTTCATAACCGCAGAACTGTCAGATTTTGTGACGTACTCTTTAGCCATTTCTTCACGGGTGCGGTTTAATAGCACTTGAAGACGTTGCTGTTCCACATGTATCGCTTTTATAATCCACCCACACGCAGCTATAGCTACAGTTAGTACGCCACTCCAAAGCATATCAGGACTTAGTTCCACCAGATTACTCCCCCTCAACGGGCCAAATAACAGAATAAGGAAACCCGTCTTGAGAAGGAACATCGCGCAGAGCTTGTCTGTACCTCTTTATACGATCGGGCATTACAACGTCAGAATACGCCATCCAGTCGTATTTTGCTAGTTTACTATTTCTATGACCTCGAATATTATCTTCGGCCTGCTTTTGTGGAAGGCGAACAACTTCCCAACTCTGCACCCAAGACCCGTCTACCAGTGTTACCTTACTCTCTAACTTTTCAGTTAACGACTGGTAAGGAGGCCGCTCACTGCGTTTTACAGGAAACACCCCGTAAGACGCAAACAGACTGTCTGAAACTTTTCTGGGAAAACTTGTGTTGGGGTGTTCTCTACGTAAATCGTCTTGACTATAGGGAAACGAAACAGGCTTTCCTTCTCTAATCTTTGCATACACGTTTCATCTCCTTACAGCGTCAGCTTGTAAATACCGAGCGCGGTTGTCACGAATAAATGAACCCCATCTAAGTTAATAAAAATACGCTCGGGGTCCGCTAACTCAGAAGGTAGTGTATATGTCTGCGTTAAAGCTACTGTTCCTGTGTCCCAAGGAGTTGTAAAAGTATACTCAGCTAGTTTACCGCCATCCCCTAAAACAATCATCTTTCTTCCGTCAGGGTCTAACGCCAAGCTATCGACGGTACTTGTAAATGTGGTGCTTATATCTAAAGAGTATTCATCGTAACCAAACTGAACGATAGTGTCTGAAAGATCCCAAGCAGTACTTAGATCACCCCTAATGATCTGGTCATACCCTGTGTCTGCCTGAAAAACCTTTGTCCCATCTGAAGAAATGAAAAGACCGTTGCCGACCCAGTCACTCCCTGTGCTCATAACAGTGGTAGAACTCGTTGCAGTTCCTATAGTGCTAATATCCCAAGCCGTAGACAGAGGATATATTGCAGCATTAGTACTGGATGCTTTCCCCACTATGATCTGAAGACCATCGCTCTTAAAACGTACATTTTCGTTACTGAATGACCCCGGAAGAGCGAATGTCTGGTCAAAAGAAGCGGTAGAAATATCCCAAGCAGTAGACAACGAGTACTCATCCAAGGCTCCAGAGTTTACAACGTACATCTTTGTGCCATCCGTCTTAAACTCCACACCCGTAGGCTGTGTCCCCTCTGTAGAAACGTCTTTAACGGTGGTGTAGGAGGCAGTACTCACATCCCAAGCTGTGGACAAATCGTACTCATAAATAGAGTCGTTTTGTTGTCCCGCAATGTACATCTTTGTGCCGTCAGATTTAAACGCCAAACCCCATGGATTATTATCCTCCCCAGAAACTAAGAAAGAAGTAGTCGAAGTGGCTGTTTCCAGATCAAATGCTGTAGACAAAGCGTACTCATAAACGCGGTCATTACTGGCTCGAATCCAAAACATCTTTGTGCCATCGGGTTTAAAAAACACATCTCTGGGACTAGAACTGCCAATCACTAACGACTGCCATGGAGTAGGACTAACCAGACCAGGAAGGGAGGTGATAATACGATCTGGCACCCCTCTTTGGCCTGCTTGTACGACCATCCATAGCCTGTCTTTATCTGCATCAATCCAAATATCTTTAGCACTTGTTCCGTCTATAATAGCGTTAGGAGCGTTGACTACAGAAGAAGAAGAGATAGAAGATATGTCGTCCGCGGTTCCGAGCGTCCAACTACGCCCAAAAATATTAAAAGCATCTGTTTGTAGTGTGTAGAAATTTAACCCATCAGAAGAAATCGAAGAACCTTTTGCAGCATAACTATTGTTTGCATCATATGTTGCGCTAGGAGAGCCTATTGCAGGTGCGCTTGCCAAAGCATACGCAGTGCTTAAATTATACTGAAAAAACTGATCCGAGGGTGAAGAAGACTGAGTAAGATAAAGTTTGGTCCCCGCACCATTAAGAGAAACCCCTGTAATAGTTTTATCAATAGTATCATAGAAGTTCGAGGCAGGGTAATCCACAGTGAATGTACTAATGTCCCAAGCGGTCGATAAGGTTCCTGACATCAGGAAAGATGCGCTTGATATAAATGTATTACGGACGTAAAAAAATATCCTCGTGCCAGAACTGTCAAACGTCCACGCGGATGGAACTTTATAACGCCCCCAATCCATAGAAACATTTGCGGTAAAGCTAGCTGTTGTTATATCCCAAGCAGTGCTTAACGCATATTCGTTTATAAGACCTGTAGTCGCCCCTCTATCAATATAAAAAGCAGAACCATCAGACTTAAACCACACGTTTCTTGGGGAAGAAACTTTTGTTCCGTCGTTGGGGTCAAACGAAGCCACATAAGTTGCCGTACTTAAATCCCAAGCGGTAGACATACTATATTCAAAGATTAGATCGCTGGAATCTGTGTGATAAAGATGAGTGCCACTTGAATCTATAAAAATACCTCTTGGGTCATTAGAGGAGACATTAAGGTCTATATAAGTGGCATTAGAAAAAGTACTACTCGTATTCCACGCAACTGACACATCGTAGGAGTAAATACGTTCTATGGCAACCGAATCGAATACAAAAAATATTTTCGTGCCATCCGGTTTCCAGAAAATACCTTTATGCACCTCAGTTAAAGGCGCATTGTTCTGTCTAGTATGCGACACCGTGGTTACGTCATAGGCCGTGCTTAAATCAAATGTCTCAAGTCTTGTGGCACTTAGACCAGCATCTTCCGCAAAGAAAACCTGCGTACCATCGGGCTTAAAAAACATAGAAAGATTTGTGGCGGCCACATTATCCGATATATCTACGACACCACCCAAATCTGGAACACGAACATTATTCAGCGTCCAGCCACTCTCTGTGACGTCCGCTCCTGCCCCCATAGATAGTTTTCGAGTAATCGACATTAAGCCATCGCCAATCCTGCGGTAAACCCATACCACGTTGCACCATTATCGGAGGTGAAAAAAGTAAATACGTCAACCGCACCTGCTGTTGTTGTCAGAGTCGGAGCTAACGCCGAAGGCCAGACAACAGCAGGAGGCCAAGATACCGTAAATCCACTAGCACTTGCGTCCTGTACAATTTTAAGCGTAAACCCAAAGGCTCTTCCACTTGCAGGGGGGTTGGTAAACGAAAACGTGGTGTTTTCAGAAAGCGTTGTAGAAAATACGTTACCATCCCTACAGTTAACGGTAGTTGTGAGAGAGCTAGAGGACACCGTTGTTTCATCCTCTACAACCCCACCGTCAAATATAACCACGCCATTTGCATCTGCCGTAACGGTTTTGCTGGCCTCAGATGTGCCCAAGGTTGTTATGTCGTTATAGTTCACTTCTGCGGCGGTTGCTGTTACCCCCAACTGCGATAGAGTTATTGCTAGGATAGACGTAAGGTCTACAACCTGCGCACCTGATCCAGCCCCATCGCTATAAATAATTGCGGAATCGCCATTGGCTACAGTAACATCTCCACCCGTGCCTTGTGTGAATATAGCGTCCTCTCCAGAGCTATTTTTAACAAAGTACAAATGCTCTGCATCGTTGGGACTTATAGTGACTGTGTTTGTTCCGCTAGGTGACCCACCTAAAATAAGGAGTTTGTACTGACCATCAGAAAGCGTACCATCAGAAAAGGACAAGGTATGTGTTGTCCCAGACAAAGAAATAGTACCAATTCCAGTTGCTAAACGCTCTAAAATCTGGAGGTTTGTGTTTGTTGCCGTGCCCCAAGTACCTGATCTTTCACCTGTACCTATAAGCTCAATGCCTGAGTTTTGTGTATATGTACTCATTTTAGAATCCTATGCCGCCACTTCTGTCCAAATTGTTTCGGTGGAAGGTGTTATCTCAGTATAGCTTGTTCCGGGGCTTGGAGCAATGGTTGTATACACGGTGCCGGGACTTGGAGCAATGGTTGTATACACGGTGCCGGGACTTGGAGCAATGGGTGTATACACGGTGCCGGGACTTGGAATTATTTCGCCCCAAATAAAAGGTATTCCAATCTGTCCTACAGCTGCTACGCCAGTCAAAGAAACAATAGCGTCACTTGTGACGGTAACCTCACCGACATCGGGGACAGCTGAAAGTCCTGTTACATCAATAACTGCCGATGCTTCAACTGTAACCTCACCGACAGAAACAACTGCTTCTAAACCTTCTAAGTAAACAACTGCGTTTCTGCCATCTTCCGCTAAGGGGATGGAAGATATCGGCATAAACCCAAGCATTGTTTACTCCTTTAATCTAGCGTCTTTATGACTTCCAGTAAGTACGACCAGACGTGATGGTGCTATTGATGCGCGTCATGTCTTTGCCGCCATCTGTGTACTTGCTGTCTAGCACTTCCGCTTCCAAGTGCATGACCATGTTGCCGACTTGCTTTTTCTTTTCAGCATCGCCCTCATGTTCCATCTTCATGCCGTTCTGGATGTTTTCAATCTGATCGCACATGTGCAGCAACTTTAGGTAGTCGCGGTCTAATTCATTTACAGCCATCTTAGTTTCCTTCTAGTGTAGCTATACGCGCCTCTAGCGCATCACATTTAGCCGACAACTCTTGCACGGCTTTTACAAGAATAGGATACGATCTAACGTAATCCGCTTCTAACTTTTCTGGGTTCGCCCAATTCACTAAGCGTGTGCGTGATGACGATGAGTGGTCTAGCTCAACATCGTGCAACTCTTGCGCAATAAAGCCAATGTCTGGCTTTGCACCTAGTGACCCATCGCGGCGGTTCCAAGTGAACTGCACAGGACGCATGTCGTTGATGAAATCTAGGCCATACGGAATGTCTGCGATTGCAGTCTTATCGCGCTCATCAGACAGGCTGCTTATTGTCTGAACATTGCAGCGCAGTGAGGTTATATTATTATCGCCAAGGGTGATTTCGTTTGTTGCAGTTGCACCACTAGGCATGGCCTCAAAACCAATGACTGTAACATTTGAGCCTGTTGTTAGTGCGTTTGTGGAAGAACCACCTTGTTGATACCCCGCATTTCTGCCGACAAGTGTATTATTTGATCCCGTACTGACACTAAAACCAGCACTAGTACCGCAAGCTACATTACTATCCCCTGACGTTACAGATTTTAAAGCACTGTTACCAAATCCTGAGTTTGCCCCGCCTGACGATAATGTGTATAAAGACGACACGCCAACTCCTACATTAGCGTTGGCTGTCCCGCCAGAGTAACCTGCGTCATAACCCACAAAAATGTTGTAATCGCCGCCATCTAAATCATAGCCAGCTTGATAGCCTATCGCTACATTATAATAGCTATCATCGGTAGCACTCCCCATCACTTGGTAGCCAATGGATACGCTCTGGGTTGTTCCGCGCGAGTTTCCTCCGATAATAACTGCATTCGCGGTTGATGTGGATAATACATTTGATTGGTAACCTGCAATCGTATTATAGTCCCCACTAAATAAGGCACTGCCTGAACCATAACCGATGGCTACGTTATAATATGGGTTGCCTGTGGAGCTACGTCCCAAAGCATCATAACCTATAGCAACTGAATTAACATGGAAGCCATCTGACATTGATAAAGCGCCAACGGCTACTGACCTATCTCCAGTGCAGTCATCCATTGCGAGATAGCCAACTGCTACTTGGTAGTCTTTACTATCCGCATCTATATTCCCTGCATTGTAACCAAGATAAGTGCCGCCAGTTAAAAAATCACCACCGCCACTACCTACGCCAACCGCAGTTGAATAGCTATCTGTGGTATTCTGCGCCATGCTATTTTGACCCACCGCCACATTATAAAAAGCTGTGGTTAGTGCGCCCCCAGCATTATATCCTAACAATACATGGCCACTACCTGTAGTTATTTCATCACCTGTGCGATTTCCTATCGCTACTGAAAAGCCGCCTGTTGTCGCATTTTGTAAGCAATTACGTCCAATAGCTACGTTATAGCTACCCCCAGATGACGTAAGGCTTTCCAGTGCGCCATCGCCTATTGCAATATTATCTGTATTAAGATCATCAGGCCATGCGCTTTGCCACAGCATCGCCGTGCCAGTTTGGTCAGGCAGCGTAATCGTGCGGTCAGCAGTTGGGTCAGTAACGGTTACAGTGGTTTCAAAGTCGTCTGCTGTTGCGCCTTCGAAGATGATATTTTCGGTCAAGTAAATCCGACCTTCTACATCAATGCCTGTTGACGCGGTGTTTAGTTTTAATGATGAAAAACCAGTAGATTGATCTGTATATCTAAGCTGCGCTTCCCCACTTGTTCCATCTGCTATTAATAAAGAAGCATAGCCGCCATTATTATTTTCTGCACCAATAAAAACACCTTTATTTGCAGCATGGTTTGTGATGTAAAGGTTGCCAGTGTTGTTGTCTATAACTCCTGATATTAAACCAGAGCTATGACTGATTTCTAGATCGGAACCATCCCCAAAGACAGCTTTGTCATTGTCGCCAAAAGATACATCCCCAGTAAACGCCCCGCCACTCGCTGGCACAATATCTTCTGCCGCCGCCGTAATAAACACAACTGCATCGCCCGACAAATCAAGCAATGCGCCCGTTGAACTTTCTGTCAGTGTGCGTGAAAGCGTTGTTCCTGTGGCCGTATATGTACCTGTCCCAATTTCCCAGCTATCGCCATCTTCTATTGTGTAACGTACACTGTCGCCATCAGATACACCGCCATCAGCAAACGATTGATAACCTGTTTCGGCACTGCCTAGTGTGATGGTGCCTGTTCCAGTTGTGGACGTAGCGACCTTAACGCGATTGGCTAGAACAACCATTTTTCACCTACTTATGAAAGTTGAATAACACCGTTGCTGTCGTCAAAGTTGAACGTAAAGCTGTCGCCGTCATTCAGTGTTAGTGCAGAACCATAATCATAATAACCCAAGATAGGATCAGCGGGTGATGTCACTGTGTCATTGTAGATATACAAATATTGGAACGGGCCAACTGATCCACCTGAAGCTGTCACCGTCAAATCGGCCAAGACAAGTTTATATGTGCCGCTTGTCTGCGATGATGATGTTGTAGTGATGTTTCGTGATGATAGGTTTGTATAAGAAACTTCTGTCACATTACCCAGAATGCCATTGCCATCTGATGCAGGGTTAGATGTTTCTGAAGCGGGTGCAGTATTCGACAACGCAGCAACGAATTGATCGCTCTCTAAGTCCATATTATGAACCATGTTTAAAACTGCATCGTTTACCTTGTTGAAGGATGCCATGTGAGGAACTCCGTAAATTAAAGCATATGCAAGCGCATTCTAGCGCATTTGCGGTTATTTGCAAAGACTAGGTTGGCGGTGCTGGCCATGTCGGGTTTGCAGGGTCAGTTGTGTTGGACGGCAAATCACGCAAAGCCTGTCGATAGCTGCGCCATGATGCCTTTTGGTCATCGCTTAAAGGCGCATCTGGCATCTGCGTCCAATCAGTAGCTTTGAGCTTAGTATTTCTATCAATGCGCAATTTACCCCAATCAAAATCACTCATTTCTTCACCTCTAGCGCAAATAAACCATATACGATGCCTATGACCGAAGAAGTATTGCCACTGTTTGCAGTTATGCGAACCCCTACAGTATTTGTCCCCGCTGATGCTGTAATTCGCATCATGTAGGCACAAGGTAATCCAAAGAAGTCTTGCACGGGTGCATTTGAAACAGCCCCTATTCCAGATGCTACACTGCCATTTTGCAGAATGCTTAGATTGACCGTATCACCAGCCGTAGAGGAACCCGCTGTCCAGTTAAAGAGGATAACCAATTCTGATCCACTGTCACAGTTTGTAATTGATGCCGTTACGTCTTTTGTGCTGCCAGCCGTAAGGGTAAATGCACTTTGCCCACTTGTACCAGCCTTTGTTACTGAATTTGCTGCAAGTTGTGCTGTATCAACGCCACCCGATTTGATAATCAGGTTGCCCGAACCGTCACTGTCTAAGGTTACGTTATCAATTTGTATTTGGCTTGCTGTCAGGGTTCCGCGTATGGCCGCTGAACCAAATTCAGCAAATCCAGTGTCGCGTTCTATTTTCCAGCCTGACGTATCAGCAACATAGTTATCGCTTTCAAGGTCAGCGGCAACTTGAATTGCGCCAGTTGGTGTGGTGAATACGATGGTTTGCGCAGATGTAACTCCGTCAATCGTCACCGTGAAGGCTGATGACCACTCCTTTAGATTAGTGTCTGTTATGTCAATCTGTGGCTGCGTCAAAGCCCAATCTGTAGTTAAGCCTGTGAACGATGCGGTTGATACGCTGTAGCTAGTTGCAGACGGTGTGCTTGGCGCATCTGCATCTGGTTCAAGTAACTGATAATAAACACGACCTGAAATAACCGTATCACCAGTATCACCATCAGCACCTGTCGCACCTGTCGCACCATCGGCACCATCTTGCGGGTCAGCTTCAGTTGTTACAGCACCAGTGCCAGTAGAAAAGTCAGACGCATTGCCCGTAAAATCTACTGCTTTAAGGAAGTAATACCGTGTTGTGTTTTGCGCTAGACCACCATGCACAAATTCGGTTGCGGCTGTTGTACCTAATAAAGTTGCGCCCGTAGATGTATTGCTGGTGTTTACATAAATCTGGACTTCCTTGAAATCATCATCAGTTGGATTTGTCCACGATATAAAGTTAGAGCGATACCCACCAGAACCGCTAACTGATGTAGGTACAGCGGGTGCATCTGTATCCGCATCAGCGGTAAATGTTACATCAGCTTGGGTTCCCACATAGCCACTGTCCGTAATAGCGGCAACGACGAATGTATAACTATCACCATCAACAAGAAAACCTGTCTCGAAAGAATTGGTGTCTGTAGTGCTTTTATTAAAGATACCTGTTGTGTTGTTCTTATATCCTACAAGATAATTACTAAGGAAAACATTATCAGGCGCATCCCAAGTCAGTGTAGCAGTAACGGTGTGCGTTCCATCAGTCGCTATATTTGTATTTTGTGGGGTGGTAACGGCTAAGTTTGAAATGTCCAAATTCGCCCGTGGATCAGGCAATGTGCTGCCATTGCTTGTAATGTCAGCTTCTTCTGCCGTCCAACTAAATGCTGCCGAAGATGTTTCGAGTAGTGTAAGTGCAACGCGCAGATCACCCGCATCGCCATCATTCTTAAACTTCCAGCCGATAACCTCAAACTCTTTTGATGACCATCCGTAACGGTCAATCGTCAAAGATATAATATCGCCGCACTCTACCTCAAACGCCTCTAGGCCAAAGTCAGCCGTGAATGTCATCTGCTCACGACCACGGTATAGCGTCATCTTCGCTAGTCGCTGCGCCATAGCTGATGACGTTGTGAATGGCAGTGTAAGGTCTAGCGCACTTTCCACATCACTGTCGTCACTGATAAATACGTCTGAGCGTATTTCAGGGTAGTCAGCCTGAACGTAGCGATTTTCAGCATCAATAAATGTGCCGCGCACGATGTTAAAGTTGTCACGCCGCGAATGCTTCGTTTGTAAATTTATTTCACTGCGCAGATCATCAAGTGTAAAGGTTTTTACAGGTGAGACATATTCTCCAACCTTTAGGTGCCATTTCCCCGCGCCCCAGAACAAAGTGCCAGCGCAAGCCGTCATCATGTCGCCCAAGATGTTAGATGGTGTCCTAGCTAGGCTGATAACACCGTTAATTTCATAACGCTTTTCTGTTAATGAACTGCCGCGCACCGCTGTACCAGTTCCACTGCCTACGCCAGTTGCCGTAAATGTAACCCCTACTGTATTTGCGCTTGCACCAATAGCAGTGAAATCTGTCGTTCCGACGGTTTTAATAGTGTAAGACTTGCCAACAATAAAAGACCCAGCATCTGTTGCAGCTAGATTTACAGTTTCATCACACGCATCTGCCGCAACCTCAAAAGATAGACTTGCTGCGTCGCCGTCGTTGTCTAAACCGTACGTTGATGTCAGATAATCACGAATACACAACGCAGCATTTGCACTGTATGAAGTTGTGCTTGTGCGCGGATCGTAGACCTTCTTGCCCTTAACTTTAGCTGTAATAAGGGGTATTCCATCTGCAAATATATTTTGGTTGTAATTAAATTTGACATAAAGACAGGCAATGCCCTCACCTTTAAAATTGCTATCTTCATTATTTGTTGGGTCTAACCCATCAACTTGCCAAGATGGCCGCTCATCAGACGCTATTGGGGAAGATGCGCCAGTTATTGTGGAATATATATTTTGATTATCTGCGCCCGTAAACTTTAAGATTTGCACCCTTTTAAGGCCATTACTATCCGTCCAATCATCCTCATCCACAAATCCATCTGCATCTAACGCAACAACTTTATCGTTGAGGTAGATGTCACCAATTTCTTCCACTTCGTGACCCGCAAGGCAGATTATTTGGTGTAGATAGCGATTTTTGTATCCATCATTACCCGTGGTAGTTTCAGCAAAAGTAATTATGCCTCCCTTGCGTACTTCACCGTAAACTATTTGTTGTGGGGCAGTTGCTTCTCGAATGTTTACAAGCAAGTTTTGAATGCCAAAGTCTGGTTTTGGCCCAAGGGCAGCCAATGCCCATGATGTGACTTGGCCTACACCAACATAAACTGCTGCCGTAACCAAAAATTGCCCGAATCCTGATGTGATGTTCAGTGCTTCAATAACATAAGCTGAGATAGCTTCAACGCGCGGAACACGATCCCAATCATTCCAATTCTTAATTGTAATATCGCCTAGCTTGTACTTCATGCCTTAATCCACGCGCTTTTGATAAAGTCTATCTGTTGAGAAATTACACCTTTCTCACCCAGAAAGATAGCCTTTGTGCCTATCGCTATGCCTAGCGCATCACCTATAACCCACCGCCTTGCACGATCAGTCGTAACCAGCGCACCCTTCGGCGGTATGCGATCTATGCGCTTCATCTTTCGGTCAATCGCTTCATCAAGAGAATTAGCCTGAAACACCTTACGCAGTTCGTCGCGCTTTAGGTACAGACCATTCTTTGTGTATTTCCCAACCCAATCGTCGGCCCAACCTTCGCCGTACATCGCCCGATACGCATTGTTGGTGAACATAAAGCAATCATTTGTGTGCCACTGAAACGGCACATCACGCATCTTGCGTATGTACTCATTCAGCGCATCAAGGTCAGGCTTCATCCCTACCCCAGACAATTTTCGTGTCTTGCAATCCCTGCACCCAATCAAAGAACGTGTCGGCTGCGGGATCACCACTGTTGCCATCGTCTAGCCACTTACGTTTTCGCACCTGCGCATGACTTTCTGACGTGTAACGGCGCACGTTAGGACGCTCCAGAATAATAAGACGGCTCTCTACTGTCAGGCTGATCGTTGACGTTTCACCACTGTCTTGGATCGTCATTTGATCCATGTAGCCACGGAATATTTCCACAGTTTCGCTGCCAATACCCCAATAGATTGTCACAAGCCGACCTTGGTATTCTTCTGTCAGCGCATAAGTCAGGATCGTAGATGATATGCCACTCAGCGTAAGCGTAGTGCCACGCGCAGATAGGTCTGACGCTTCTTCTAGCCCCTGAATGGTAAGCAAGCTGCCTGACCCAGTGTAAGTGTCGCTGCCAATGGTTTTGTCACCGTACCCTGTCCATAGACGCACGTTTGCCGTTTCAAACGCCAGATCAACTGCGTAGAATGGCTCAATCTGGTCTGCGTCTATCGCCGTAAGTAATGCCGCTGGAACTGTTCTCATAGTGCTTCAAACGCTCCGAATGTGATGCCGTAAATGCTGGCCTCATTGACTGACCAGCTTTGCTGATTGCTTGCAAGTCTAAATGTACCTGATGCACTGGTCAAATCCGCTGTAGCTGATGATGCTGCATCGCGTAGCGCGGGCCATATCTCAAGTGTGCCGCTGCCGCTTTGATCTTCCAGAACCTTGTATAGGCGTGTACTTGTGCCTGTGCCTAATGAGAAATAATCGCCAGCTTTTAGCGTACCCGTCATCGCCACAGTTACGCTGCGATCCCCAACTGAGCCTGTGATAGTCGCAGAAGTCGCTGTGCCGCGCACTGAGGTGGCAGAAGGGTCATTTAGTAAGAATGTACCGAACTGACCGCGTAAGCTCATCAGGAAGGCAATCCACTGATCTGCGTCGGCGCGTTTCATTGGTGGCAGTGTAATATCAGCTTGCCATGCTTCGCCGCTGTAAGCGTGGGCCTGACCTTTTAGCGTGAAAGGCGACTGACTATAGGCAACCGTATTGACCGCCCGTAGTTCAATAGAAGCAATGCCCGTATGTGACGGCAGGGTTAAGGGGTACGAAATCATGTCCATCTCCCATGATTTTTGTGATACATGTTTTCACATTCAGCACTTTTTCTCATACGAACTGCCTCCGCGAAACAACCAGAATACCCAACATACTGACTTCCAATCCGAACCTTCCATCCTTTTTGGTGATGATTAATGCCAAGAATACCGCTTCTGTTATCGGCTCTGCGCTTTATATTCCTTGCATTCTGTGTTCTTGAAGCACCTCTAAGATTTTTAATGTTATTGTTATCTGGATTGCCATCAATGTGGTCAACTTCATCAGGCCAATAACCGTGATGAATAGCAAATATTACTCTATGCTGAAGTAACCTTTCACCGCAAAAGCCTATATACCAATAGCCATTTTTCTTTTTATCGCCAGCTATTTTACCCGCCCAACGTCTTGTTGCAGACTTAGTTTTAAGTTTGTTTTTCCAGATCAACTTACCATCTTGATATCTAAGATATTTTTTTAATTCAGATATAGAAGCCATTATGCAAACGCCCTTCCATATGAACCGCCACGCCGTTTCGCATCCGCGACTGCCGCTTTCGCGCTTTCCGCAATCTGTGGCATTAGTGACTTGATTTCAGTGCGTACAGTTTGTTGTACGCCTGTTGATACGTTGATGGTTTGGTTGACTACTACCGAACCGCCACCGGCCATCTTATCGTTAGGCACGATAGAACCGGTGCGGGAAGGCACAAACAATTCTGGCCCACGTTCACCCACGACATAAGGGTTTCCGCGCTGTACGGGGCCACCTATGGCCTTCATAGGTGTACCGCCAAGCGATGGAAATGCTGCCGTTATCGCATTCGTGATAAAGCCGGTGATCTGTTTGACAACAAACACGCGGTAAAGTTCCTTGATAATATCAGCGGCCATTGCGCGGAATGCATCTTTGGCCTTCATGGTGCCGTCAACCATAGACATGAATGCATCACCAAACTTGTCACCGATCATGTCAGCAACGGTTTCCACCTTCGCGCCGGTTTCTTCTGTTTCTTTACGGATGCGCTTGAAGTATGAAAATACGTCAATGACAGTCATGTTTTTCAGGTTATCGCGCAAATCTTGAATACTTGTGTATGGCTGATCTAATTCAGTACTCAAATCTTGTGATTTGAATAGCAAGTCTTGCATTGCAGCGTTGTTTGCATCCAGCCTATCCTGAAGCCCCTGAAATGCTTCAGCACCTATATCTGTCGGCAAGTTTAAATCGAAGTTTCTGTTAATCTCCTCTGCGGTTGCTCTAGTAAACTTTAAGAACTTTTCCGTTATGTTTGAAATCATAGTGAGAAACTGAAATTCTAGTTCATTGAAGTATAAAAGAGCGTTTGTTTTGAACAACTCAATTTGCTTTGCGCCACGGGTAAACGCTTCGCGCACAATTGCCGGAATGCCTGACACAACAATTACGAATGCATTTAATCCGTTTATCAATCCATTTATTACGGCTTTGCCAACTCGTCGAAGTAAGTCAAAACCTTTTACAACCAGATCAACCGCCGGACGCACAAAGTCAATAAGTGGCTGGAATGCAGTTTTCATATCTGCACCAAACCGCTTGAAGTCGAATGATAGCTTGGTTGTTTTATCGCCCATCATTGCGATAGCACCGCCAACCGCAATCAATGCACCCAAGATCATCCCTTTTGGCCCGAAGATGGAAGCAAGTTGAGGTGCTTGCATGGTCATAATGCGCAGTGCATCAGTACCCATAGAAGCCTGAACCGCCATATCTTGGAACTGCAAAGATGCCATGCCCAAACTACGGGTCATGTTTTTATTGGCCTTGCCAACGCCCTGCATCCCGCGAACGTGGCGGTTCATATTGGCCGTTGACTTCATCATGGTCTTATCAAGTGAACCAAGCTGCGCTTGTACCTTCTTCATTTCAGGCACAGCGTTTCCAACGGCATCCATGCGAATGGTTAAATTAGTCTGTGCCATTGTCTTTTTGCTCCGACTTGATCTTAAAGTATGCGACCCATTCGTTATATTCTGAAAGGCTGATTTGCTCTATTTCACCTATGGTTTTGCCAAGCAATTCAGCCAATGCAATCAGATTATATCTAAACGGATCGCTTCTTAGTTTTTTTCGTGTTCCTCTATAGTCACACTTTCAAGAACCGCACCAAACACCTTCGCAATCAAGTTGATTGGTTCGCCCATCAATATTGGCTTATCTTCAAGTGAAAATGCCTTTTCACCGGCATCGTCTTCACACTTGCGGATGATCATATCAATCATAGCCGACATAGTTGGGTTGTTGATGAAATCCTTGTGTTTACGTTGGATTTGCTCCATGTCACGCGCTGAAACCGTTGTGAAATATAGGCGAAGCGGTGTATCCCCTTCGCCCCATTCTTCCACATCCAGAAAACCCCGTTCTTGTTCCGCCCGTTTTGCTGCAATGCGTTTCGCTAGTGACATATTACGC